ATATAAGGGGGAAGCTAACTCAGCTTCTAATTCATCATCAACTGGTAATCTACAATCTCTATGCGCCAACCAATCTTTAATTGCAAACCACAGCTCCGCACGCAAGTTTAAATAATTTTTCTTAGTCGCTGGTGCTTCGGCAACATTCACGCCACGCACAGGCAAGTTCTGCTCGGCGAGTCTATCGACTACGCCTGCGCCCAAACCAATAACATCAACTAATATTTCTTGTGGTCGTTCAATCGCAGTAGCATCATCGTATCTATTTTTTATCACCCCACAAAATTGCATAAGATCCATAGAAGGGAATGATTGTATTTCAATGACATGGTTTCCTTGACGCACGCATAGGGCGGAACTATCACCGCCAAATCTAGCGACATCAACGCCCCAAATGATAGGCTCGCTTGCGGCCAGAGAGACATCTCTATCGACTGCGCTTTTAATTAGTTCCATTGGTATAACAGTATCATCGTCTGCGGATGGGAACTCTCCCATCACCTCCACGCGCGCAACGGTAGAATCTTCGCCGTACTGCTCAATCATCTTAGTGAAGAGTTCCTTGTCCGTGCCTTCAACCGTGCGTGAGTCGATTTGCTCGTTTTTCCAAAAGGATTTTGCGCTGTGGAAAGAATCGTAGAACGGCCCTTGATTCCTGCGTGGGTTGGAGAAAGTAAACCAAAAACGGTTAGGCGTGGGTTCAGAGAAGAATCCCTCGCTGACTGAATAAATGGGAGAAGGAATACCAGACGCTTCATCCATAATCAGGCATACGCCATAAGATGAATGGATGCCTGCAAACGCATCTGGATTTTCCTCACTCCATAACTGTGCTTGGGCGTAATAATAACCAGTATCTATTTTTAAGTCTCGCTCTAACGCTTCATCAAACCATGCAGCTGGTTTTATGGTTGTAGCAGTCTTTGACCACCAATGAGAGTTAATAGATAACGTGAGCCATTTACCTAGCTCCGCCCATGTTCTACTTCTTAACTGTTGTTCGGTGTTAGCAGTAACAATTACTGTTGATCCTAATCTAGTTGATAACATCCAAAGAATAATCCAAGCAACCAAAGCTGATTTACCAATACCACGACCTGAAGCAACTGCCATTCTAAACATCTCTGGTAAATCTTTAACACCATTACGTTGAATGTGTATTGTCATTTCTCGCAAAATTTTTTCCTGCCACTTCCTTGGTCCTTTAAAATCTTCGAGGGGGGTGTCTTTCATTCCCCATGGGAAGGCAAATTTGACGAAGTTTAATGGATTATCTTTGATTACAGGCGACCATAGTTCGGTCATCAATAGCTTTTCTTCTTCTGGTTTATACTTCATTTAAAATACCTACAAAAAATTATTCCACAATGTATATATATACGTACCACCCACGTACGCACAAAGGGGGGGGTAAAATCTATTTCCTATCATATTTATATAGCAGTACGCATGAACGCATGAATGGGGCTATCTGTTCTATTAGTACGCATACGCAAGAACGCACAACCTATCTTGCTATTGTGCATATATGCACGCTTGCTCGCGTGCTTGCTGGCGTTAGTCTTTTGCATCTTTTAAGTTTAGCGTTTCATGTTCTATTGTTTCGCCTTGTATTATTCTTGCGGATGCATGCGTTAAGGCGTCTTTTAGATTTACGTTGATAACCTTTTCCTGGCGATCAGCCCAATTGTCTGGATCTCTATTTTTTAAGAAAAAGATTGCGGAAGTTTCTTTGCCTTCCATTGCGTTCTGGAACACTTTGTTAGCTACGAGTTGGACTGCTTTATATCTTCCCTTTTTTATAGCTTGTGCAAATTGCTCGTTACGTTTCTTTTCTCTTGTGATCGTTGAGATATTTACACCAAGTAATGTTGCAATCTGTGTTTCACTTAAACCATCGCCAGACCATGCGGAAATTTGTTTATAGTCATCTTCCGTTAGTTTTGCCAACTTTCTTTTCCTTCCTGGTTTCTCCTTACTCATGCCGATATTCTAGGCTATTTAGAACATTCAAAGAAGTATTTAATAAATAATGAGTAAAAAATGTTGCATTTACGTATGAATTAATCTTATAATATCTTTATCAAGACAATAAGGTTTTGATTACTGTATAAATATACAGCATAAAAAAACGGAGAAAAATATGGATAAATTAACTAAAACCAAATCAGAAATAATCATTCTTGAATTATCACTAAAAAAGATAAAAATAGATTTAGAGATTGTTACAGAACAATACGCACATGATCTAATTGACCAGGAAAGATTTGATAAACATATTGATTGCTTAATTAAAGAACAGTTACATATTCAAAGAAAAATAAATTATAAAAATCATCAAATAGAAAATCCTCACATGTATATATGGGCGGACAATGAAGCGTATGACAAGGAAGGAAAAAGAATAGCTTTTTAAAACAACCCCCAACCACCTAAGCCACTTTTTGTGGCTTTTCGTGGTAGAAGCCTAGCAATAACGCGAAGCGATACGGAGAAAATTATGAACTATAAAAAACAAGAAATACAAGAATACTTTAATGATTCTATTAATGAGTATGACAAGAAATGGATTTTAACTAATACAGATGATTTGCATCATGAAATCTTTAATACTGATTATTACATCATTGGAACTTACAAAGCTACTCAATGGTTAGGAGACCAAGCCTTTAATATTATTGATTTTATAAAAGACTATGAAGAATCTTTATTTGGCGAAGTTTTCACAGACTTTTCAAGTCCAGAAGCTATAGTCAACATGTATGTATATATCATAGGCGAGGAAATCGTCTGGGATTATATAAACCAGTTAGAGGTGGCCTAATGAAATACCAGATAATAATAAACAATGGATCTCTTAAAGGTTTTATAGCCTTTAAGGGTTCATGCCTTGCAACCATGCAAGATAAATATAAACGCCTAGAACAACAAGGGCATAAATTAAAACTTATAAGGGGTAAACAATGAATAGATTAAATAGAGCAGCAATGACTAAACACGAAGGCAAAAAATTTGACAGAGAACTAGAGCTACAAAATATTAAAAATATGATTGTAAGCCTTCACAAGTTAGCCGATGAACATAACCAGTTCCAATTTACTGGCGAAACAGCAAGAGAGCCAGCAAGGATATACCAGGCTTTATGGGATTGTGAGAACGCTTTATATAATTATCAAATAGACGTCGAGCATGGAAAGTATGACGGCATCATAAATATGGATAGAGACTAATAATGCCAGAAATAGATAAAAACATACTAAAGAAACTTAAAAGAAAATATCCAGAACTCTCACGAGTGGGTAACAACAATAAACAAGTAGACCGAAGACGACAGAAAATTATGATGTCAACCGAGGACTATGAACTATATTTAAAATTAACTAACCAAAAAAGGGAGAAATGATGTTAACTAAAAAAGAACTAGAAAAACTTGCACAGCAAGTAGTTAATGACGGATATGAAACCTATAAAGACAAAGACGAAACATCTGTTTATCTTGGTGTGGTTATTGGCATATCTAAACTAATGAATTTAATTGATAAAAAAGGGGAATAATGGACCTACAACTATTACCAATATTAATTTTTATAGCGTTCTGTTTATACGCAACAGCTCTAATAATTAACGATAGCAATAACAGAAAATGATTTTTTCAATAAACATAAACGGCAATATTGTTGACTGGTGTTACACCATAGACAACCGAGAGAAACAATATCATAAAACATGGATTCCTAAATTAAGGGATATTCAAATAATAACTAAAGATCTAAACGGCCTAACAATAGGCGAGGTTAAAAAGATAATCTTAGAAGATATACAACCAGATATAAACATGGTTAAAGAACATAATAATAAACTAGCGAGAGCGAGGAGAGTAAACCAATGAACAATATGACATTTAATATAGCTTTTGGTAAATATTCAGCACATTATAGAGATCAAGGTTTTGGCGGAGAATTACCCTACATATCCGAAACACACTCTAAAGCGACAGGAGAAGGCGGATATTTGCTTCGCGATGAAAATGATAGGCACATAGCCTATGTATCAAAAGATGGCAAGGTACAGGCTTAGAATGAACAGAAACGATATTCCCAAGCACCTTAGACATCTTGAAGAATGGAAACTAAAAGCATTATTCTATTTATTCAGGAGTCCAAAA